CTTTATAAAAAGGTTCTAGTCTCTATTGGACAATCTGCCCTAAAGGGTACTAACAGTGCAAGGTAAAACACAAATGGGAGGATCAATTCTTACTTCATTCCAGGGGTCGAAAAGACGAGCACGTCGGTCAAATTTCTTCAGACCAGCTGCTTTCTTCCAGACTCTCTCATTACTACGAATGATCATTTTATTGCGATCCACTGGATTCTCGGTATAGAGGTCAGCTAATTTTGAATTGAATAGCTGATGTACACACATCATACCATATAGGTGATCCCAATTGGCGATTTCGTCGTCAGTTAGAACTGCCCTTATGTGTGATGTCGGTCCTTTTCTTAATTCAATTGGTAAAGACCCGAGAACCTTCTTGTGAATATTCCAGGAGGCCGCGGCGACAAATTTCTTTGTGTCACCGTACTTTCCACGACTTACATAATAACATCGTGTACAGTCAGCCAACTTCCCCTTCCATTCAGTAACGTCTGGAGGAGGAGGTAGGCCAAGGCCACCATATTCTTGAGGAATATACCACGGGATTGCAATCTTCTGATCCTGCAGAGCTCGCCCCAAATTTCGTCGAAATTCCCGATACACGACAGGCCACAGATCCAAAGGAGTTGTTCTATATAACTCCCAGGCTCTGCTACCAATAGTCTCACCATCGCCAAAGCAGTCACTAGAATTTACGTGACCAGACCCAGAGCGTTTAACTCCAAGTAAAAGTCCCATATTTACATAGCGGCGCAGGCGGAAGTGATTCCAGCGTGTTACAAAACGGGTATATCCGAAAAGTGGGTGGAAAGATGACTTATCCGGAATCTCAACCGTGTACGGTTCGACTATTTCAAAAGTCGTAGAGTTTATATCAACAAACTCACGCGACCAGAAATACTTACCATAACTCGGGAACAAACCGAAATGAGGTCCCAATCTTTCCCAGGCTCTTCTCCCTACGATCGTAGTGCGAAACAGACAATCATCTCCATTGCACATCAAAGGCGCATCACGTAATGTAAAACTACGTGTTGCTCCAACCTCGATGGCCCATCTACACAAGGCCGCATTGGCGATGCATAAAATAGGAAAGGAGACGATAGAACCCATCAATTGTCCATTTGTCTGTTCCAGAACTTCACCTGTGTCCTCATCGATCATAAAATGACCAGTCAACATTCTCTTAAACAAAACCTTGAGAATTTGGAACTTCTGAGGCAGAGATTGAAAAATAATCTCATTTAACTCATCAACTATAGTGTTCGAAACAAATGAACGCATATAATTGGTGGAGGCCTTATAATCTCCAGATAAGTATGACTGATCGTCACGAAGGTTAATATGATTACCCAGACGATCTCTAAGATAGTCTTCATCTACAGGCTGGCCAATCAGAGAAAACGCGGGGTGCTCTTTCAGAGTACTCCACAAAAATTTCTGAACCGGCTTCAAAAGAAACCCAGCTAGTGGCGGTCCCTTTGTTATTACGCGGACTTTTAAAGCCTCGGGTAAAGCAACAGGGTCGATGAAAGGTAATTCTTCGTGAGAAAGATCGAGGACACGATCGTATAGAGTGAGAAAGTCGACATGTAAATTTGAAGTGTCGGCTTCTACTACAGGAATATCCTCCCATTCTCCAGTGTGTTCATTATAGCGTCTTTGTTTATTGACAGTAAAGTGCAGTTGTGGTTTAAGATCATCAAACAATCCTTCGATTGATAGAAGATGACCCACTGCACCCCCAAGAGCACGAGTTTTCACATAGTTAGCAGATGTGGAGGGGAAGAACGGACGTATGAGATCGTCCAATTTCATTTCCTTTCCACCGAAGAGCTCACGAACAGTCCTACGTAACTGTTGAACGATTGAAGTATCAGAAATTAACACTTCAACACGATCACGAGTTAGTTCGGAAATCTCGTCAGCATCTGCCCACGACTCAGTTACGAGTCGGTCAGTTGGAACTTGTGCATCTTTACGAAACAAAACATCAACCGTTTCACGCTCCTCCTTTTTCAAGAGGGGTTTAGGTGGACGGGGGAAGCCCTTTTTTGAGAATTTCACCGTCGTCACTAATCCAGCCCACGCATTGGGTTGGTTGCGACGAAGGAAATGACAAAAACGCGAGGCTCTTCCTCCCAAAATGATGTTGGGGTTGTCAACGGATTCGAATGGTTTCTTCGGCATATCTTGGCCGTTGTGGACTGCGAAGAAGGCTGCCAGTTTATATTTCATAACTGTCACCCAACTCCACGGTTCAGGACCAACAGATTGACATAAAGAATATAGATGTTTCTCTGTCGGTCCGGTTTTGAAACCTGTCGATTCGAATCCAAAGAATTCAAACGCTTTAAGTATACAATGAACACACTTAGAAATGCACTGTTTAACGTCAAAGTTTGCTTCCTGTTTGACGGGAGTACGCTTTCTACCATGTGCGTGTCCAACACGCGTTAATTCATGGTCTGCCCGGCTCGGTCGACTACTCCGGGGAACGTCAGTGAGTACAGGAGGTTGGGAAGATTCAGCAGAAACATTTATCTGCCGTGGAGGTAATACCACGTCTTCCCTACTCTCGAGGTTTGCACTTTGATTCGGAGAATATCCGACACTATGGTCCTGAACATCTAAACTATCTAAGGATAGATCTTCCTTCTCTTCGAGAGGAGCGAATCTATTCCTAGAACGTATTTGTTCAGACCAACGTGTTTGAAATCCTTTCAAATCATCGTGTAGAGCCTCACTGTATCCAACACTGACGGATCTCTGCGATATGTGGCTTACGCCTATTTTTTGCGGATCCATGATTGTTGAACAAATTTGCCTTGTTGATTCTTATATAGGGCCCACCATCTCAAAGGCTAGAGATAGTGAGTTGCGACGGACCTGTCCGTAGTGAGTCGCCCCATATTACAACAGAAGAACTATAACAACGATACATCTCCCATATCGGACCTCCATATCTTTCAATGGATTACCGTGAGAGCATGTCTTCTCATTCGAACGTTACTGAACGAATGGTTAGGGAGTTCTTCTGAAGAGTCACATGTTAAGGAAATTTG